TGGTAGTGGGCAGGGGCAAAGCACCAGCGCGCGGGAGGTCCGGTTGAAGACAGAAGAGCAGAAGAAGGCGGACGGGCTTTTAGAGGAAGCAATTGATGCCTCACTGAGAGCCTATTCCCCTGAAGGTGAGGATAGAACCTTCCTCACCACAGACTTTGTGGTGGTCTGCGCCGGGGTCCATTTCGACTCTGACGGTGATCAGATAACGGCGTACGATATCCTATATCGAAATGGTTCGGTGCCGCATTATCGTTCCATGGGATTGCTGACTTGGGCACTCGCTAGCCTGAAGACAAGCTGTACAGATCATGACTGAAAGGATCTAGATTGATCCCCTGTCAGATGGTACGAACGGAACGCTGCAGTACCCGGGTATAATTCCGGAACCAAGCGAAGGGCAGGGGCGATGTCCCAAAGTTATCCATTGCTTCCATCAGCGGCCAGGACCACGACAACTTCGAGCTCTGCACGCGGCTCGGGCGGGAACTCGAGAGCCCACTTCCTAGTCAATGTTACCGCTGGCGATGCTGGATTCTCGGTAGTCCCATCTGTAGAGGCGTACGATGATGGTACTGCTGCATGGTATCCGGTGCTGCCGGGGAACGCCATCACTACGACAGGGATGAATGTTCTGAAGGTCGGCGTTGGATTCGTGCCGATCGCTGGAGCGGTAGCTTCGGATGTGCTACCGTCGTCGTTCCGGGTGACGATGACTCCGGCAGATGCCAAGTCGATCACCTATTCTGTCGGTGTCAAGGTCTATCCGTAAGGGGTTGGCATGGGCAATAGTTACAACACGATGGATGTCAATCCATTTGAGATGCTGAACTTCCCGTCTGTCGGGGACGAAGTCATCCCAAGGACCAGCGCAACCGTTGGTGGCACCCAGACCACTGCTGTGGCCAGGTTCTCATTCTTCACGGCTCGGCGTACTTTCCTGGCGAGGAGCCTATCGGCCTGCACCTCTACCACCGCTGCTGGGGCCACCCCGACACTGGCAAAAATGGGCATTTTCTCTGTGGCAGCCAACGGTAACGGTACCAGGATCGGTGTTACAGGGAATGATGTAACACTATTCTCTGTGGCTTCTACTGTGTTCAATAGGAACCTCCTGGCACCTGCCCAGATCGTGGCAGGCCAGCGGTACGCATTCTGCATTATGCTGTACACCACAGCAGCCGCTCCCACAGTTCTGGGGAGTTCTTTCGGGCAGCTTGGAGCGCAGGAGCCCCGGTTGTCTGGATATCTAAGCGCTCAGGCGGACATCCCGGGGTCATTCAACGAGGCTGACCTACAGGTCACCCAATCCACATTAACTTCCTGGGGGAGGATTCTTCCGTGACCAAGGTTCTCAACGAGGAACTTTCGACGAAGTCGTACAATCATTACGACATCTATGATGACGAAGGTAACTACGTCGGATACAACCAGGAGCCTGTCGGGGTTCCGGAAGACTGAACGGGGAGAATCAGATGCCTGCCGTTGATGTCTATTCGACAGCCGTACAGATGAAGGGTTCCTCTGCGCCATCCCATGCGGTCACCGAATTGGACAGACGTAGGTGTCTGGCCTACTACCTGTACGAGAACCTATACCGCAACAGCTTCGAGGCGTTTGCGGGGAGCCTGCGGGACACTGCCGGAGAGGAACTGTCCCGCAGGCTAGTGCCGGTGGCCCGGAAGGTTATTGAGGCTACTAACCGATACCTCGCTGCGAATCCGCATTTTTCACTTCCCGCCCAGCCGGCCGGAGGGACCAATCCGACCGAGGAGCAGGCGGCTGCTGCGGTTGCAGCTCTGAACTCGTTATGGGAGCGTGAGGAGGTCCTGGCCAAGCTTCTATCGTTGAAGCGTTGGACACTCACCCGTGGTGATGGTATCTGGCACTTGACTGCAGACATGTCCAAGCCGCCAGGCTCCAGGCTGAGCATATCGGAACTCACCCCGGATGCGTACTTCCCCATCCACGACCCACTCAACTCCGAGCGAGTGATCGGATGCTACCTGGTCAATATCGTCGATGTTGACGACCAGACCCAGGTAGCTATGCGGATGGAGTACCGACGCATCCTGACGCCAGAGGACTCGGCGAACTATAGCAGCCCGATCGGTACTGTGTGGCAGCGGTTGTCGTTCTGGGAGCCTGACGGTTGGGACGACCGCGCTGAGCATGGCCTTTCCGAGGAGGACCTGGCTCCTGCTGCAGCAGCCCCCTCCTGGGCGGGCAGCCCCTCTATGGCTGCAATCCTGCAGGGTACCACGCTACCGGCTCGCATAACCTCGATTCCTGTGTACCACTTCCGCAATCAGCGTGAGGGTGCAGGAGCATTCGGAGTGAGCGAGTTGCAGGGGATGGAGACCCTGCTGGCCGGAATCACTCAAGTGGCCACCGACGAGGACATCTCGGTAGTGCTGCAGGGTATCGGTGTATACTGGACAGACTCTGGAAAGCCCACCGACGAATCTGGCCAGGAAGTCGACTGGGAGATCAGCCCGGCAACAATTCTCGAGTTGGAAGCCGGAAAGAAGATCGGTAGGCTCCAGGGGGCCACTGACATCACATCTCTGCTGCAGCACAGGACGATGCTGGAGGGCGGAGTTCAGGACGGTACCGGAACCCCGTCGGTGGCGTTCGGTAGCGTCGACCAGGCACCGGAAAGTGGTGTAGCGCTAGAGATCAGGTTCGCTCCGATAGTCTCGAAGAACCGGGAGAAGGAGCTCGAGCTCAGCTCTCGGCTGAATCATCTCGTCTATGACCTGCTTAATGGTTGGTTCCCAGAGTTCGAGCAGCTAGACTTCTCGGGTGTTCTGGTTCATGTGGACTTCGACGACGCCCTGCCGATTGACCGGGCAGCGGTATTCTCCGAGATCATGGAGATGGTGAAGAACAAGATCCTGTCGGCTTCATATGCCCGTAGGCTGTTGAACGAACGTCTGGGGTACCAAATCCCCGAAGAGGTCGGAACGGAGCTCCTGGACGAGCAGGCAGCCGTTCTCGACATGACAGGGACAAGGCTCGATGAGGCGATGCCCGGTGACGGCGAGCCGGCCTGACGAGAGGTGGCGGTATGCCAACGAATGCGGCTGCCGCCGCAGAGGCAGTAGACTGGCTTGGAGGGTACGCCAAGATCCAGAGGTTGTCTGATCGTCAGATCATAGGGCTGCTGAAGGACTCCTTGCGACAGGTCAATGAGACCATCAACAGGTTGCATCTCAGAAGAGGCGTTGGGGACGCTGTTCGGTTGGGGCAGTTGAAGATCCTCAAGAAGGAGATGCTGCTCAACCAAGCTTCTCTATTCAAGAAGGCCGGAGATGTTATTCGGCAGCGTAGGCTGGAGGCCGCTTCCCGGGCGGTGCAGCTTTCCGGCATGATGGACCAGGTGGTGTTCGCCTCAGTTGGGCATGGCCAGTTGGGGACAGAACTAGCCAGGTCGATGCAGGTTGCTAGCCAGCGTACATTAGACGCTGCTCTAGCCCGGATGGGTTCCTCCTCGATCCCGCTCAGCCAGCAGGTATACAGAACCTCGGTAGCGACCGGATCTGTACTGCAGCGTCGGATCAACTCTGCCCTGGCCCGGGGGCTGTCTGCTAGGGAGTTCGCGTCCGAGGTCGTTGATTGGGCCTCTCCGAATACCCCTGGAGGGGCTCGGTACGCGGCCATGAGGTTGGCCCGTACAGAGATCAACAATGCCTACCATGCAATGGCTGCTATGTCGATGGCCGAGAAGCCTTGGGTGGTCGGAGCGAGATGGAACCTATCCAGCTCTCATCCAAAGGCTGATGATTGCGATAAGTACGCCAAGGATAACCATGCCGGGTTGGGGCCTGGGGTTTTCAAGAAAGAGGATGTTCCGAGGAAGCCGCATCCGCACTGTTTGTGCTATATAACGGGTGTTCTGGAAGATGACGAACTGTTCCTAGACCGCCTCGGGGGCGGGCAGTACGACAAGTACCTGAAGGAAAGAATGGTTGGGAATTCCGATGGATTGCGATTGCTAGGAGAAGTATCCGCTAGGGCAATAGTTGCAACTGCTGAGGGTACATCTCGTAGTGGTGGGAATGCTCATGATGGAGCAGCGTAGTAGCAATCAACCCGGTTACCCTTCTCGGTAGAGAGCAGCTATACTGATGGGAGTGAGGCAATGCCTGAAGACCTGAGTTCCGGAGTCCAGAGTGGTTCCGAAGCTGGCCAGGGTGCCGGCGAGACAGGTGAGGGCGATGGTGTCCAGAGCGGCACTGATTCGAATTCCGGAACGGGGCAAGACCAGTCTGCCCGGCAGGGGCAGGAACGGTCACCAGAGCGTGACCAGGAACTGGAGACAGTTCGGAACCGAATGCGAGCTGCAGACCAGCGAGCCAGCAAGCTGGAAGCAGAACTCCGCCAGCTGAAGGACAAGGATCTCCCGGAAGCAGATAAGATCAAGCGCGACGTGGAGGACCTCACCCAGCAGAATAAGCAGCTGGTCGAAGACCTCCGTAAGGCACGGATCGACAACGCCTTCCTCAAGGACAACACCCACGAATGGCACGACCCAAGCTCTGCGCTCCGGATGGCTGATCTTTCGACCATCGTCATCGACGAGGACGGAAAGGTCACCGGCCTGAAGGAGGTGCTGAATCGACTGGCCAAGGACAACCCCTGGATGGTACGTCCGAAGAGCCCCTCGGAAGGCGACGGCAAGGGGGCTGATGGCCAGCAGGGGAATGGAAGTGCAGGAGCTACAGCACCACCGATGAACAGTGGTACCGGTACTGGGAAGCCCCCTACGGCTGGGCTTCAGCGTCGGTTCCCGATGCTAGGTACCAGGCCAGTTCGTCCTCGTTAGTCAGCAATTCATAGCGGGACAGATTCCGACGACTCACCTATGAAGGAGGTTTGGTGTCACGTTTTGACAAGTACGATCCGTACAGTGGCGGTTTCCGCGCGAAGCTGGAAGCCGCAATCACTGCGCCTGAGGTCGGTGTAGTTCAGGCAATCTCGATCAATGCCAGCGGCAAGGTGGTCGTCGGCGGGGCAACGCTCAACCTGATCCGTGGTATTATCTGCCCGGTTCAGACGATGGCTGCCGGCGATGTCATCGACGTGATGACTGGCGGGGAGATCGTGGATTGCCTCACTACTGCCGGACCGGCGTTCTCGGCTGGGGCTGTGGTCTACGCCCACACCGCTGGCACGCTTGATGGGGTGGCCACTGCAGGCCTGGCCGTGGGACAGATGATCGAGGCGACTAGGATGGTCGTCCGCATCGGGCTGGGGGCCATGTCGGCTGCGGTAGCGAATACCGCCCCGACGCTGGCGCTCAACGATCTCGCCGACGTCAATACTGCTGGTGTTGCCGATGGCCAGCAGCTGACCTACGTTGCTGCTGCCGCTGCGGGCGACAAGTGGCAGCCCGGCGCGAGTGGCGTGTAAGGGAGAGATGACAGATGCCCAAGGGATACAACACCTCAGCTGACATCCTCACCAAGACACGTGACGGGCAGGATCTCAATGCGCTATGGGCTACCTACGCCGAAGCGCTACGGGAATTCAATGCTGCCAGGCAGCCTCTGGTCGATCTCCTCTCTGGTGGTGTGGACACCATCATCGAGGATCTCGTTCAGGCCGGCACGAACCGGTTCGAGGAGGCCAGCGAGTTCGGCATCCCGACCAGCATTCGTACCCAGCCGACCGTCACTCAGCGTGCGTACCCCTTCAAGTGGTACGACCTGCGTGCGGCCTACACGTTCCAGTTCCTTTCGGGCGGGGCATCGGGAGTCTCTGCGAGCTCTGGCCAGCTGGACGCCATCATGCAGTCTGCGATGGAGGCTGACAACGCCTTGCTCTTCGAGCAGGTCATGAAGGCACTGTTCAACAGTGCTAACCGTACGGCAGCCATCAATGGTAGTGCCTACACGGTGACGGCGCTCTACAATGCGGACGGATCGTATATTCCCAGCTACAAGGGGAATAACTACGACGGTTCGACGCACACGCATTACCTGGCGTCGGGTGCAGCTTCGCTCGACAGTACCGACCTGATGGACGTTGCTGCGCATGTCGAGCACCACGGCCACACGAGGGCTGAGGGCTACAACGTCGTACTGCTGGTGAACCCGGCGGAGGCGGACGTCATCGCTAACTTCCGTCGCGGTGTAGTCAACAACAACGGCCAGACGTCGCTCTACGACTTCATTCCGACCAGCGGTAACAACTTCAGCCTCATGCTGCCCCCGGGGTATACCCTGGTTGGTGGTCTGGCGCCGACTTCGTTTGCCGGCCTGGAGGTCGCTGGTTCTTGGGGTCCTTACCTCGTGGTCAAGGACTACCAGATCCCGGCGGGCTGGGTGGTCGCTGCGGCCACCGCCGGAATGAATACCTCTATGAACATCATCGGTGTTCGGGAGCACTCCAACGCGGCACTTCGAGGCCTGGTCCTACGGCCGGGCAACAACAACTCTTACCCGCTCATCGACTCCTTCTTCGTTCGGGGCGTCGGTACTGGTGTTCGGCAGCGTGGAGCCGCAGCGATCATGAAGGTGACCGCTGCAGCGTATACGGTTCCGACCACGATGGCCTGGTAAGGAGACGACGTGGCACGGGAGATTCCTACCAACCAGCCGCTATCCCCGGAGGACCGGGAGTACCTGGTGGCTCGGTGCCGGCAGTCGAAGATCGAGCAGATCGACTCGCAGTTCCCGCCCTCGGGGAGTGGCGAATCTGCGGACGCAGTAAATGTTGAGGATGCAGAGTCGGAGTCGGAGGTCCCGGCTAAGATCTTCGCCCAGCCTGTCGATCAACCGCTGGAAGACAACTACGACTCGTGGTCAGTGGCTGATCTCAAGCGAGAGTGCAGCGCAAGGCATCTCGTGCAGGACGGCAAGAAGGCTGATCTCGTGATCCGGCTTCGGGAAGACGATCTGGAGACGGACGACCAGGAAGATTAAGGACAATTCCCGGTCGGGATCTCGAGGGGCTGCCCGGGGAGGAAGGAAGATCCTCCCCGGGTGCCCTGTAAGGGGGAAAGATGGCTACTGCTTCCGATATCGCCCGGTTGCGGGGATTCGTCGACGAGCCGACAGAGGAGAGCTGGACCGACGTCCAACTCGGAGACCTGATCGATAGTCTCGGCGGGACTGATGCAGCTGCATACGAGATCTGGACCAGGAAGGCAGCTTCTTACTCCACAGCTGTCGACATCACTGAGGCTGGATCATCGCGGAAGAACTCCGAGCTACACACGAACGCCCTGAGGATGGCCGGGCTATTCGAGGCTAGGTCCAGTTCAGAAACGGCCGGCTCTGGGCGGGTAGGGACCAGAGTTTCGAAAATCAGGAGGAGATAGTGTCTCCTTCCGAGCTTGCTATCAATCGCAAGAATACGAAGATATTCATAGATGCAAATCCGATCTTGATAGATCTTCGAATGAGAGATCGCCAGAGGGATGCTAACGGCCCATTGTGGGTTGACAGTGGTATTCGTTCTGTACAGACCTTTCGATTGATAGATCAGAGCTCCAATTCCCAACCGGTGCCGGGTACGATCCGGTCCTCTACCTCGGATGGTATCCAGCGTACGGTCCAGTTCGTGTTGCTAGGAGAGCACGATTCGGACATTGGGCTTTACGACTACTGGTTGGACCCATCGGGGATCCGCTGGGAGGTCATAGAATTGCTTCCGGACAACGGTTACGAGCGCAAGGCTCTGGTATCTAGATTCGGGGAGGTGTGATGTACGAGTGGAACTTCAGACCGCTAGAGCGAGGGATTGAGGATCTCAATCCGAAGATCGAAATGTACCTCACTGCCATCTTCGATCGTGCCGGTACGGCGGCAGAGGGTTGGATGAAGGAGAATGCTCCTTGGACCGACAGAACTTCGAATGCCAGGAATTCTTTGCGTGCCAAACCATCTAGGTCGGCAAGTTCCTGGTTCCTGGACTTGATGCACGGAATGCCTTATGGTGTCTGGCTCGAAGTCCGCTGGGCAGGAAAGTACAGCATTGTGAGGCCGGCTCTGGGTAGATTCTCGGCTTCCATTTTCAGACAGGTCGACGGAATGTTGGACAGGTTGCGATAATGGGAATCAGAGAGTTCGTATACCAGAAACTGCTAACCGATGAGCGTTACCTTGGGCTATTCGGTGGCTCAGCCGAGATGGCAGGATCGGCATTATACGCTTCTGGTGCACCGGACTCCCCGCCCGAGCGGCGGTTCGTCATCCTTTCCTGGCAGGAGTCATCTGCATTCTTCGGACTAGACTCTACTGCCAGGAAAGCAGACTTGTTGGTCTGGACATACGATCGAGACAATCGGTTCGATTGGATCGACGAAGCTTTGTTCCAGATAGAGGCGATCCTTCTTTCCTTTGCAGGATCCAAGAGTAGTTCTTGCAGCATTATCGGGATCAATTCTCTCGGTAGGGAGCCGGACACATTTGACGACTCCTACCAGGCATCAACCAAGAACTCTCGTTTCTCCATAGCATTCTCGGGGAGATGAGATGGATCTCCGGTGCAGCTCTAAGAAGCATGCGGTACTGACCAATGGCACAATAGAGGTACGTTGCAGGAGCATCTTCTGCGGGTATGAACCGGGTAAGGTAATACTGCATCAATTCGACGCTGGCTCTGGCGAGCTACTGTCGACGAAGGAATATAGGGACCCTAGCAACGAAAGGGGGCATTGATGGCACTGAACACCATTCCGCTTCCGTACGGCGTGCGGGATATCAAGCTGACCGCATTCACAGACGATACGTGTACTGCATATGCGGCATCCTCGGTGGACCTACCGAACTCCAGGACCCTGTCCTTCACGGAGACCGAGGACTTCTCGCAGCTTCGTGGTGACGATCGAGTTGTAGCCAGCCATGGCAACGGAGCGATGGTCGAGTGGGAGCTGGAGGGTGGCGGTATTTCTCTGGAAGCCGTCAAGACCATGTACGGTGGTACGCTCGCGACGACCGGAGTGGCTCCGAACCAGGTGAAGAAGCTCACCAAGCTGGTTACTGATCAGAGGCCCTACTTCAAGATCGAAGGACAGGCCATCTCTGATTCTGGTGGCGACTTCCATATCGTCATCTTCCGCGCTAAGGCCACCGACGACCTCAGCGGCGAGATGAAGGATGGTGAGTTCCTACTCACCGGTGCTTCCGGCGAGGGATACGCTTCGCTGGTGGCTGCAGACCTCAACAAGGTCTGGGACTTCGTCCAGAACGAGACTGCAACTTCGATCGCGTAGGGAGGCCCTCTCCGATATGACTGACATGACTTCTGCCGTTCAGGCCGGGGCACTCGCAGGGGTAGCCCCGACCTACACCCAGTGCACTGCGACGGATAAGTTCTTGGCCGTTAGTGGCGGTCGGTACATGCTGCACTACAAGAACGGCGCCACCCCGACCAGCACCCTGAAGATCACCGACCAGACCTCGGTCGCGCCAGCGAGCGCGAGTGGCGCTGGCGCCGGTTGGGCGGATGTCCAGGTGTCCGCTGCACTCGCCGGTGCTGCTGAGAGGGTGGTGTGGATCGACAACTCCACAAGATTCCGGGACTCTTCGGGATTCATCAACATGGCCCACACGACCCCGACGACGCTGACAGTGGCGATCTTCGGACCGTTCTAAGGCATACAGGCGAGGAGCACTAGGATGCCAGCCAAGTCCAGGAACAACAAGAAGAAGTATTCTTTCAATACCACCAAGGCTCCGATCGAGTTGGAATTGCCATCCTTCGATCCGGAGACTAATGAGCCTCGGGTTTGCCTTGCTCGCCGGCCCGGACCGCAGGGCCTGATCAAGGCCGGGCTGCTGGACTCGCTAGACACCCTGTCGGCCATTGCGTCAGGTGGGGATCACAAGCAGTCGGCCCTGAAGATCATGGAAGACCCCTCACAGCTTGCCAAGGCAACCAACCTGATTGATCGGGTGGTGGTGCACTGCGTGGTTGAGCCTGCAGTGCACATGTCCGGGGAGCAATGTCTAAGATGCAAGAAGCAGCATCTAGAGGATGACCCGGACTACGACGATCTGCTGTTCGCTGAGGACGTCGATCTGGAGGACAAGACATTTATCCTCCAGTGGGTGATGGGCGGTACCAGCGACCTGGAGACGTTTCGTCGGGAAACCAGCGAACTTATGGGCAGCGTGGCGGTTAGCCAAAGCGTACCGGACAAGACCAAGTGAGATATTCGGAATAGAGGAACAGCCTACAGCCTTCTACTTCGACCGGGCAGTCGCAACCTTTTCCTTGGCACTCGAGGCGGAGATCGACTCGATCAGGAATGCCAAGAAGAAGTCGGAGCGGCAGAAGGAGATGGCCATTAGGATGTTGCTGGCGAGGCGCCTAGGCGAGCAGCAATCGTTCAGGAGTGCGAAGTAGGGAAGGTGCCCGGTGAGCTATTCCCTCGGGACCGCCTCGGGGCGGATCCGCATCGATTATGACAGTCGTGGAGTTGCACAAGCCAGAGACGATCTCGGAAGGTTCGTTGCCTCCAACAATAAGACCAAGGAGAGCCTGAACGACACTGCCCGGGCAGCAGGTATAACCTCAATTGCTATCGGTGTTGGATTCGCATATGCTGCAAAGAAAGCCATCGAGTTCGAGAAGCAAATCTCGGCAATCGGGGCGGTCTCAGGGGCTACCAAGCAGGATCTAGAACTACTGAGGAAGAAGGCCCTGCAGCTTGGGTCGGACACCTCCTTCTCGGCGACCGAAGCAGCTATGGCGATGGAGGAGCTCGCCAAGGCTGGGATCGGAGTATCAGACATCCTGAATGGGGCTGCAGATGCGGCGGTCGCACTTGCAGCTGCGGGTGGGGTAACCCTTCCAGAGGCTGCCACGCTGGCAGCTGACGCTATGTCCTCCTTCGGGCTCCGCGCTCAGGATATGATGAAGGTCGTTGACCTAATCGCAGGTGCAGCGAATGCTTCATCCATCGATGTCAGTCAGTTCGGGCTCGCCCTAAAGGCTGTTGGTGCAGTGGCCCACCTTGCTGGGATATCATTCGCAGATACTGCGACTGCTATCGCTCTCATGGGCAAGATGGGAATCAAGGGTTCCGACGCCGGCACGTCGCTCAAGACGATGCTGATGAATCTCAACCCGACGACCTCCAAGCAGATCACCTTAATGCGAGAGCTCGGGATCATCACTGGGGATGGTGCTAACAAATTCTTCGACGCTGCCGGCAAAGCGAAGTCCCTGGCTGACATCTCGCAGATCCTGAATGAGGCACTGAAGGACCAAACTCAACAACAGCGGTTGGCCACGCTGGAGATCCTGTTCGGATCAGATGCTATTCGTGCTGCAGCTATTCTTTCCGACCAGGGGGCTGCAGGGTTCAACAACATGGCTAATGCCATGGGCAAGGTATCAGCGGCTGATGTAGCCAAGACTCGACTCGATAATGTTTCGGGAGCTATCGAGCAGTTTAAGGGCAGCGCCGAGACACTGGCGATAACCCTTGGTACGATGATGCTTCCGGCCATCAAGCGGGTCACTGAGTTCCTTACGAAGCTGACAAACTGGCTGAACAATCTAGATCCGAAGTGGCAGAAGCTAATCGGTTACGGATTGCTTGCCGGAATGGTTTTGTTTGCGCTAATAGCAGTCGTGGCTGCTATCGGTGCAGCGATCATCGGGCTTGGCGCATCAGTGGTTGGGCTAAAGATTGCAGCCATCGTTACTGCAATCGTGGTCGGTTTGGTAGCCCTTGGCGTTGCATTCAAGAAGGCCTGGGACTCCTCGACTGCATTCAGGTCTGCCATATCATCATTTATCGATGTTGCCAAGGAAGCCGCGACCAAGATAGGTTCTGCTCTTCGACCATTGTTTGACTATGTGGTTAAAGAGCTGCTCCCCGCCCTGAAAGAGGCATTCATCTCGGCATGGGCCAAGATGCAACCGGCGTTCGAGGCGATAGCGAGCTTCCTAGAGACCAGGGTACGTCCGGCATTCGATAAGCTTGCACCAGCCATCACTCGAATCATGCCGGTTGTAGTGACAGTGGCTAAGTTCCTGGGCGGGCTACTGGTCGGAGCGATCAAACTGATAGGTGCAGCGATCGGTTGGCTAGTACCGAAGTGGTTGCAGTTTGCTGGGCCGGTGTTCTCATTCGTGGTTACGGCAATTGTCGCTATCATTCGAACTGTAGCTTGGTTGGTGGATGCTTTCCGGACTGGCTTCAGTGCAGTGGTCGGGTTCGTATCAAGTGCCATATCCACCATCATTGCAGTTATCAGCTTCATCACAGCACCGGCCAGGGCTGTGTTCGGATTGCTGGTGACGATCATATCGACCGCGATATCAATCATCACGGCTGTGATAGCGATATGGATGGCATTCTTCAAGGCGACATTCAGTGCAATATGGTCATTCATAGGGCCACCTCTGGTCGCCACATTCGAGTTCCTGAAGTCGTTGTTCTCTACGGTATTCTCATTCCTGAAGGACCTTGTCTCGAATGCCTGGAGTGCTATCACTGGTTTCTTCTCTAGTGCCGGGGACAAAGTCAGCTCTATTGTAGGTAGTGTCTTTGGTTGGGTCGTAGGATTCGTTATGAGTTCTGTGGCCAAGATCGTGGCTGTGATCAATGGTATATCTGCAATCGTAGGAATGATCAGGTCATTCTTCAACCAACTTCGGGACGCCGCCTCTGGAGGGGTTGGATCCCTAGTCAGTTTCGTTTCTGGGATACCGGGCAAAGTTCTATCGGCCTTGGGTAATCTTGGGTCCCTGTTATATGGGGCTGGCAGGGATGTCATCCAGGGTCTGATCAACGGGATCTCGAACATGATCGGTTCGTTGATGGACAAGGCCAGGAGCGTGGCCAACTCTGTGAAGGACACTATCGCAGGAGCGCTCCACATAGGTTCTCCGAGCCGTGTTATGATGCAGATTGGTAAGTGGACTGTCCAGGGGCTCGCGCTCGGCATCGAGAAGGCCAATGGGCTCGTTCGTCGGGCTGCTAGTGCAACTCTTAGCGCAATTAGTAATGGGCTCGGAAGTGCCCCTGTCATGTACGCCACCTCTGGTGGTAGCTCAGCTACGAGCAACTTCAGCAATAGCTCCGGTGACGGAAGATCATCGAGAGGGTTCGGATATGACGGTAGTCCGCCTCCGAGTTCGCCGGGGATCCAGGTTAATCAGTCGTTCAATGTGCCGAACGCAATGGGTGAGGCAGACGTGGCCAACTATGCCGCTCGCAGACTAGTCAGTGCTCTCGATGGAGTCGGTGTGGGGGCGGGGAGGTAGTCATGTCCACCATCAGAGGCCACAAGGTCGTAGCTGGTGCCATCACATTTAACGAGGCAGTCTCGTACCCCTCTGGAGCACTCAAGTTCTGCATCGACCAGTTGGACGGCTGGGACGACACCGCTGAGCTAGAGTCACAGTCCTCCATGATCGGAGGCACTACGGATGGTGAGGAGGCAGGTAGCTTCTTCCCATTCCGTGCGCGGCACCTCCTCCTGGGCGGGTATGTGTATGCTGGAAGCGCTCTCGGTGCAGAGAGCCTGAAGGATGTCATCTACAGGGATGCCTTCTCCAGGAATGTAGATGTGGTGTTGACTAGATACGAGGCAGTCCCAAAATGGATGACAGTTAGGGTAAGCGACAAGAAAGAAGTGATGTGGCACAGGGACGGTTTCGGGTTCCGATTTACGGTCCCGTTGATGGCACCGGATCCGTTCAAATATGCACTGAACCCATTGACAGTTGGGCCTGTGGGGGTAGCAGGACTATCTACCGGGGGTCGAAGCTACCCTCGGACCTACCCATTAGAGTATTCGTCAGTGGATGGGGGTTCTCCGAACGCTGTATATATCAACAATACTGGGACCGCTGATACTAGTCCTGTAGTTACAATTAACGGGCCATTGGTATCTGGAGCCTGGAGATTGATCAATGAGACCAACGGCGGAGATATCAGGTTCGGCGTAGGTCTAGCAGTGGATGATACCTTGGTAATTGACTTCAAGCATGGGACTGCATATCTAAATGGATATCCAGTAACTGCTACGATCACTGGAGATTTCTGGAAGATCAATCCAGGGATCAACACAATCAGGCTGTATGCGGATTATGATCCGGCAGCATCGATGACAGTAGTTGCATATCCCGCCTGGGAGTGAGTGAGGGGATCGCAGTGGTGCTGCAAACCGCACCGGCATATATCAGCGCGGCTGGGTACCAACACCCCGCAGAGCTAGACAGGAACATCCTCAAGGGCCTGTTCCAGCGCTCTGGGCGGATCAGGTACGGTGATCTGGTCGTCACCCCAACGCTAGTCGCCCAGCAGTACTCTATCGCGTCTGGGGGAGCATTCTTACTCGGGGCGGAGTCTAATCAGCAAGGCGGATACTTCGCTTGGTCGAATACTGCAGAGCTCGGTAGCGTGAATGCCCCCTCGGCTAGTCCCAGGATTGATACCCTGTTGTTGAGGGTGATCGATAGTCAGTACGGATCAATATCTGGTCAGCCCCGGGCAGCTTGGGACTTGGTGGCTGGGACCCCAGCTGGCTCCCCGACTGCCCATCCAGACTCAGACTTCAACTCGGGAGGTCCGAACTACATTCCGGGTGCCTGGTGGCGAGTAGCGGACATTCGCGTCAATCCAGGGGATGGAGTGATTCCGTCAAACCAGATCACGAACAACCAAAGATATGTTCGTGTACCGGGTGGGACAGTAATTTGCACCTCTACCACTCGCCCGTCGGATCCAGTTGCAGGCGACAAAATCTACGAGACTGACACCAAGCTACAGTATCTTCACGATGGTTCTGGATGGGTGCTGGAGTCACAGTTCCGTAGGATTGACTGCAAGGAGCAGTCGGCTGACATTGGAGCCACCACTGCAGAGGTCTATCACTCCTCACTATCGATCACAGCTACGTTGATCCAGGGGCATCGATACCG